GAATATGGGCCAGAGAGTCGTCTGTTCTATGAGTTCGTGAGGATCTAATTATGTGTGAACCAGTCAGCATAATTATGGGGGTCATGTCTGCTGGCCTCCAGATAATGCAGCAGCAAGCAGCAACTAGAGCACAGAACGCACAGATAGAATTTCAAAACCAAGTAGCAGAACAGGAATATCAATACAACACTCTGCAAGCACAATCAGCAAGAACTAACGAAGCACAACAAAAACAATTACAAGATGATGTTATAGCTCAGAACTTCTTCCTTGCTAATGAAGCATACGAAAGTGATATTGCTGCATTGAACTTAAGACTTATGCAAGAGCAAGCAGCAGCAGGAGCAGAGAAAAGAAAAACTTCACTTGCTGCACTACAAGCTAAAGGTGAAGTAGTAGCTGCTGGTCGAGTAGGAAATAGTATTCAAAATCTTATTGCTGATGTTCAACGACAACAAGCAGCATTTGATTATGCAACCGATCAGAATTTAGCCTTTACTGGTAAGCAACTAAAAGAACAGAAACGTGGAGCAGGAGTAGAAAGAGCTAGTCGGATTGCAAGTCAACAACCATACTTAGAACGAACGATATTAGATCCTATGAAACCTATAGAACGACAGAAAGTAAAAGGCCCAGGATTAGTAGGGGTATTAAGTGCTGGTTTAGGTGGAGTCTCTACAGGCTTCGACACCTATAGAGGCATGGACGCAGCAGGTCTTACTTAACTCATGGCAAAATTTACACAACAAGGTCTTCAATCCAGACAAAGAGCTTACAGCGATGAAGCTACTGGATCTGTCGCTACTCCTCTTAAGGGGTTAGAGATCCAAGCACCTGGTCTTACTCCTCAAGCTGCACCTGTCGATTCTTTTGTAAGAACAGGTAGACCTAATGCACCTGGGACTGTTCAGTTAGGTCAACTTGCAAAACTTCCTGAGCCAGCAGAGATTACAAACTTAGAGAACTTATCTAGGTCGTTAGGTTCTTTAAATGCAAACTTACAAAACGCTGTTAACTCTTACCTTGGTTATCAGAAAGATGTTAACGAAGAATTAAAACTAAAAGCGAAATCTATTGTTGAACAAACTCCTAACACAGGTCGTAACCCAGAAGAAACCTTAGCTCAGATTGGTAAAGAGATGATTGTCATCTCAAGTAATCCTGAAAATGATATTCAAGAAAGAAGAGGTGCAGAGAAAGTATTATCTCAGTTACAAAATGATGGAAGATTAAAACGACATATCAATTCAGAACTTAAGAAGCAACAAGTAATCACTAATGCTTCTAATTTGAAGCAAACATTATCTGGCTTATATGTAAAGAATGAGGCAGGTGAAGATGTTCCTTTTAATTCAATATCATCTAGTGATCCAAGATACCTTGAAACAATAAAACCTTATATCTATGGTGATATTCAATTAAGCCCTAAAGAGAATCAGGCTGTTAGCGGTACAATTACAAACACTCTTGCTAACTACAAAGCAACACATGACAAGAACCATAAAACATATTTAATCAACGAACTAAGGTTATCTCAAGCCACTCGTATTAAAGAGATTGGTAATACTTTAGGTACGAATGGAACATCTTCTGTCTTTGAAAGTGTTACTAATCTACAAACAGTATTAGATGAGACTCGTCTTAAATTACCTGGTCTAGGTACAGAACAAAATAATGAAGTAAGTGCAACTTTAATTAGTGATTTAGTTAGTGGATTTATGAGAAATAATAAAGGTGCTAATACAGATGCTTTAGAAGAAGTTCTTTCTAGTTTAATGATTGGGCCAGTAGAAGGTAGAACAAAACAAGTTGAAAATGCAGACGGTAGCGTGAGTACGATAATTAATGAGAAGCAAAGATGGATTAATCAGTTCGGTGGTGAGCCTTGGCTAGAACAACAAATCATTACTGCTAAATATAATCTTGCAGAACTAGATAACAAAGAAGAAAAAGCTTATATTATTACCGAAAAGAACGAAGCTGACGATTCTTTAAGAGATGGAACTGATGAAGATCCTAGTGTCTTAACATTAATCCAAGAGAAAGATTTTGAAAGAGCAAGAACAAAGTTAGAAGAATTAAAAACAAATTACAGAACTAAAGCTATTGCTAACAACGTCGATTCTTCTGCTATTGCAGAGGTCTTAGATCATTACGATAGTGTCTTTAAAAAGTTTACTAAAGCAGATTCATTTGACATGAATAGTCGAATGACAGAAATCTCAAAGTTATTACCATACGCTGTTACTGTTGCAGACTCTGCAAAGATATTAGAGTTAGTAGATTCACTTGAAGATGAATATGGGTACGATAAAAATGTTGTTGATTTTGGTTTGAAGGTTAGAGAGAAAGTTGCATTTTCAAAGCAGCCACAAGTAAAAACAAGAATAGACCAATTAAAGAAAATGTTAACTGATATAGAAAAAGATTGGATGAAATATGGTAAGCAATCTTATTCTGCCGATGGAGAAGATTCGACAGTAGAGAGATCGCAATTTCTTAATGCCTATGCAAATGGTATGGACATAGGAACAGAAATTATTATTAGAAATTTAAAAAACAACACACCAGGAAATATTGAGAAAGAACTTCAACAAGTAATCACCAGAAGAGGATTAGGTTTAGAGAAAGAAACTGAAAAGAAATGGTCAACAGATCAGGGTGTTGAATTTGAAGGGAACTATGAGAGTTCTTTGGATGATGTCTCAGATCAGTTCAAATTAAACAGGAAAGATATTGGGCCTAATAATCGACAGAAATTAATTAGATCAGTTCAAAGCTACAAACCTATGTTTGGTGCTGACACGATTAGAGAGATGGCAACTAAAGCTTTTGGAGAAGGAGGTATAGGGAAAATGGATAGGAGACTAAGACGAATCTTAATAGAATCAGGCAAGAAGCCAGGTGACTTCTTTGTAGAACAAATGGAGAAGTTCAACGGTTATATCGAATTAACTAAGCAAGAGAGAGATAATCTTCTAAGATTGAACGAAGTACCGCTTTAAGAGGAAACAGGGATGGGGCAGACAATTATAGATGAAGAGACTAAGATCGAGTCTCAAACATGGTCGGCTCCTGCAAACTTTGAACTACCTACTAAGTTTGAAGATATTCTTACTGACGAATTAACAGACGAAAAAGATACTGAACTTATAAATGAGCAGAAAGATACAAATCTAATTCAGGAAAAAGAACAACGTAACTATGTACCTCCTACACCTGGAGAATATTTAGCCACTCATCCGTTAAAACCTGGTGCAAGAGCTTTAGGAAATATAGTTAAATTTCCTGTGCAGAAAAGCTATAACTGGTTACTTGACCAAGCCTTGCAACCAAGAGGAGTTTTAGGAGGAGAACAACTTGACCCCGATGATTATTCACAAGAAAAATTTCCTAGCTATTACCATAAAGAATTTGTTACAGGCAAAGATGGAAAACTAATAACCAAAGAAGGTATTGAAGTAGAAGGTGACTATGATTTAACGACAGAATTAGATCCTGAAACTTCTACTCTTTATGAAACAAAATTTGTTGGGCCTATCAGACCTAACGCTGGTACTGATTTATTTAATAGAGTATTTGGAACAAATATTGATTCTCGAAAACTTCTTAGTTGGGCAGGAGAAAACGGTGTTTTCGGTGAATGGGGCCAAGCAAGAACAGCTAATAAAGATGGGGTTTGGGAAGATTATAATTTTATGTTCGGAGATAAACCTCTTGATTACGATGAAAATCTTTTAACAGTAGGTGTTCCTTATCTTCTTACTTTCTATGCTTTAACTAGAGGTGGAAAAGTTAAGGCTGATGCCTTTAATTTAAAAAAGATAAGAGCATTAATTAAACTTGGTACTCAGAAGAAAGGACTAAAAGGTACAGAATTAATACTAAAAGGAAGAACCTTTAGAGGTTTAACAGAAGGTTTAGCTACAAGCACATTAATTAACCAAGTTTACGGAGATCCAGGTGACACAGGCATTGGTGGATTTGCCTCAGATGCACTGATTTCCTTTGGTGATGCGTCAGGAATTGATTTAAGAAATCCTATAACTAATTATCTAAGTTCTGAAAACACAGCCAATGATCCATACCACAAAGCAAAACTTAGAAACACTATATCTAATTTATTTATCGAAGATCCTCTTGGTGGTTTAGCTCCAGAAGGCATAGGAATGGGTAAGAATAAATTACTCACAACACCAGCCTTAATAAAATCATTTGGCAAAGGATTTAATTCACAACTTGATAAATTTGCAGATTTTGCAGCAAATCTAATTGTTCAACAGAAAGCAGTAAGTGATTTAGACAAAGCTGTCGTCTTAGCTAAAGATGGCCCAACTGAAATTAAGACAGAAGTTGTTCCTACTGAAAGAATTACTGGAAGTAAGAACACTGAACCTTCAGGAAAAAGAATAGAACCAAAAGCAACACAAGAAGAACTAGATATTCAAGTTAAAGAAGCAGAAGCAGAAGTCGTTAAAGCAGAAGAAAACGTAGAGAAGTCTGTTGAAACTCTTGGACAAAGAGATGGTCTAATTAAAAACGCATTACAAGGAGAACTTAAAAAGGTTGCACAATCTGATGCAAGAGCATTAAAAGAAACAGATGCAGTATTAAAGCAAACAAGAAAAGGTCGTAAGAAGATAGAACCTGGTACACCTCATCCAACAGATCCTAATAAAGTTAGAAGTAATAATGGTAGATGGGTTACTAAGGCTTACTACGACAAAGTTAATAAAGCATTAGCAGGGGCAGAAGAAATTAAAAAAGAAGTTGGATCTACTTTTTATCACGGGACAAGTAAAAATAATATTCAAGAAGTCAGTGGTGCAGATGTTCAACTTTATGGCCCAGGAGTTTATTTAACCAGTTCCAAAAAAGCTGCTAGTCGTCATGGATCTAATGTTCTTAAAACACAAATAGATAGAAATAATCTAGTTGATTTAGGTGAATTTCCAAAAGGAAATAGTAAAGCTATTAATGCTTTATACGATCAATCCAGAAAACTAAGAGCAGAAGGTAAAGATGTTTTAATTAGGAATCATCATGTTTATGGTGATCTAATTATTGCTAATCCAAAAGGAGTTAAAGGAAAAGCTTATACCGAAGCAACTGCTAATACTCAAAGAACAATAGAACAAATAGAAGCAGAAGTAGAAGCTCAAGTTAATTCAATGACTGACGCTGAGATCAAAGAAAGCTTGAGACAAAATCCTAAATATACAAAGTTAATAGATGATATGGATGAATTGTTAGATCAAGCTAAAAGGCTCGATGATCTGACTGCGAGATTTGAAAATATAGATAAACTTATCCGTGAAAATAATGAATACATGGATAAGTTAGACGAACAAATATTTGATCCAAAAGCAACAGTTGAAGACAGGATTAGATTAGAAAAGTTATATCAAAGTGCTGATGCTACTAGACAAGATTTAAAACTAGAAAAGAAATATCAAGCTGAACATCTTACAAATGAAATAGGTACTAAAGCTGAGACTGTCGAAAGTCCTTTAACAGAACGTCCTCTCTTTGGTTTTGACATTAAAGGTGCGAAGCCTAGGTGGAGGCAAATGAGTATTGAGTTTGAATCAGATATTGATAGAGCTATTTATATAGTTACTAAAAGAGAAAAAGGAAGTGGCCCTGCAAAATCAAGACCTTTATACATTGAACAAGCTAATAAAGATGCAAGTAGAGCTAATCATAAATATCTAGCTTTCTTATATGAAAATGGTTTTAAAGATAAAGATATTCTCAAACATGCGCCAAAAATATATAACAAACTAGCTGATAATTACAGTGCTAATAGTGTTTATGATTTAAAAGATACTGGTGCTTGGAAAGATGGTAGCGACTTTGATTTTGAAATAGATGAATCAGAATTGTACAATCCAGAAAGAAAACTAGGCGACATAATTAAAGATGTAGATGATAAGTTAACTGATGAATATAAGGCTAGAACAAGTCCTAAAGATCCAGGTGATGCGTTCGATCCTAACAACTTTATTGATGATGAAATAATCTTTGAAGCACCTAAATTACCAATACTACCGAAGAAAGGAATTAAAGGAAAAGCTTATGAGCCAATATTAAAGTCAAGAACAAATGCAATCCTTAATAGAGCTTTAGAAGAAGGTATATCCCCTGCTGGTTGGAACAAGATATTAGATGATATGCAGAGAATCTCTGGACTATCAGATACTAATTTCAAAATAATGCCAAAGGCATCAAGAGGGCCAATATCAGCAAGGGCAGCAGCAAATTATGGAATAGAACCAGGCACTATTGTTACAAAAAGAGGTGGCTATGACCCAAGGAAAGATTTAATAATAATGTCGATGATGGTTGATGGGGAATATTTAGAATTTAGTAGGGGTTTACAAACTGCATGGCATGAATCTTTCCACAGATTGCAACACAGATTCCTTTCAAAAGCAGAGAAAGAAATGCTTAAAAAGGCTGCACCAAAGTTAAGAGAAATAGTTAAAGATGGTTTCCCTGAAGTAAGTGAAGATTTTATTAAAAAATTAAAAGATCACGAATTACAAGCCTGGGCTTTTGGTGCTTGGTCAAATAAAGATATTAGATCTAAATACGGAAGAAATACAACATGGTCACAACCATTTAAGAAAATAAGAGAAATATTAGAGTCTGTTATTGCAGTAGTTAGGTCAGAACATAAGACATGGGATAGTTTATTTGAAGGGGCAAGGAAAGGTGAAATAGCACAACGACAAGCATTAGAAGTTCAAGCTAATGCAAGAAGAATGTCATACGAAATAGATCCTGATGAGTTAGTAAGTGGAATGGGTAAGTATCAAGAAGGTATTGAAAATGGCGATATAACTTTAGACACTGCAATGGAATCTGAAACTAGAAGATTAATTAGTCGTAGCGGTCAAACTGACTTTGTAAGTAGAGATAACACAGCTTTAATTGCAATGAACGCAACAATGGAAGATGCAATAAGAGGAGCGTTTGGAAGCAGAGAAGAAGTAACAAATATGCCAGCTTATCAACTTAGAGAAGTATGGAATAAAGCATCAAAACAAGTAGAAGCAGATGGCTTTGACCCTGCTAAAACTATCGAACTATATGAACACGCAAGGAAAGGTGACATTCAATCAATGGATGATATTTTTGCTGCTGCTGGAATCCTCTACCACAGAGATTTAAACCTTAAGTTAATGACAGAAGCTGCTATTGGTTTTAACGGAGCAGATACAGATAAAGGTGCTGCATTGTTTGGTAAGAAATTACTTGCAAGAATGGAAGATCAAATAAAGTTAGATATTGCTTGGACATCTGTTACAAGAAAAACAGGACAGATCTTACGTTTAGCTGCTACACCACATGAAGAAGTCTTAGCATCTTCATTAGCTTCTGGTGTCGAATTAAAAATGACTACCAGCAAGGAAGCTGCTACAGCAGCAACCTCTGGAGGATTTGTACCACAACAAGGATTAATAGGTGAAGGTGTTTACTTCTCTACCAGTTCAACTCCTGGGCCTATAGGTAGTGTTGAACTTTATGGAACTACACCTGAAGATATTTTAATTCTTGATCTTGTCTCTACAAACAAAAGGATTACAGACCTGATTAATGAATTAGGACTAGGTGTAACTAAGAAAACAAAAGACGGTATTCAACTTACACCTCAACAACAAGAAGGAATCAAAGGATGGGCAGCAGAACAAGGATACGGTGGTATTAGATATGGAACAGACTTCACTCTAAATCCAAAGACAGGAGATCAAGTTGTCGTCTTTGATGTGAATACTGCTAATAGAATGATTGATTCAGATGCAGCAGTTCCACCACCTAAGAAAGAAGCACCTCCTATAAGAACTCTTTTACAAACAGCCTTGCAAAAGACAGAAGAAGTTCTAGGTAAGAAGTTACCAAGGAAAGTTAGAAAGTCTATTGAGTCAGGAAACCTAACACCAGAAGCAAAAAAAATACTAGATACACTTGCTGCTATTACTTACTCAATAAAAGATCATGCTGGTGCAAAAAGAGCAATGTCAGATCTTATTGAAAGAGTTCCAGATGGTCAGCTAAACAGTTCAACGATTGCAAATATATATAGAAACTCTCTTTTCCTTAGAATGAGAACATGGATGAAAGTGTTGTTTGGTAGTGGATATAGAGCAGCAGCACTTCCTATTACTCAATTAGTAGGAGAATTTAGCGATCAAGTGAGTGTCAAAAATGTTTACGGAAAAACAGAGGGATTAATAGGAAATGTGAAAGATGCTTTCATGTCACCTGCAATGAGTCCTGAACAGCTAAAACTTTCACAAAGAAGGCAACATTTGAACCTAATGATATATCCCCAATACATGAGAAATATTCCTTATGCACTAAGGATGATGGTTGCTGCGATGAAACATAATGAGGTATTCGTAAACCTTGGAAGAAGAAAATACGAAAACTTAAGTACAAGAAGTTTTAAAGAAAGACAAGATCAGTTGGAGTTTGACTTTGAAGCAAAAACAAGATTGACAGAGCAGCCACCTGAAGGACATTTCATGTTAGATGAAAATGCTAATCCTGTTGCTCAAGGAATTTGGCAGATTGCATCAACACTTTCTGGCAGAGCATTAGGAGGATTTGACACCTTTATGGCTGGTGTTACTGGCCCTTCAACAGAATGGGCAAGAATAATGGAAATGGAATTATTTAATGCAGATGTGAAAGGCTTTGAACCTGGTTCTTCTAAAGCATGGGATTGGGCTGCTAATAGAACAGATGAAATATTAAAATCTCACTTCCAAGATGTTGATCTTGCTAATGGCGACATTATTAAAAATGGTCGTTTAACAGGAAGACATGCAAAGAAAGCAATGGATTGGGTTAACTTCACTGATTCAGTAAAAGTAAAACAAGAAGAAATGAGTTACGAATACGCAGTCAGACAAGCAAGAGAAGAAGGTATAACTTCTCCTTTAAAAATAGTAGAAAGAGCAGACTTCCTAATGAAAGAAGAATTAGATCAAGGCGATCAATTTAGAGAAGCAATGCAAGGAGCACTTAATGTTCTTCCAGATGCAATAAGCAAAGCTCATGGAAGCAAAAATCCCTGGATTGCTAACACCGTAGGTATTGCAATTCCTATAATGAGGACTCCTGCAAACCTAACAAAATCAGTTATAAGAACAATTCCTGTCGCTAACAAGGCAGTTGATAGTTTCTGGAGAGATATACACAGTGAAGATCCATTTACAAAATCAAGAGCATTAGGAGAATCGGGAGTTGCTTATATGACTCTTGCTTTTGGAGTAATGATTGTAAATAGTGGATATGTCGAAGTAACAGGGCCACCTCCTTTAAGTACAGCAAGAAGAAAAGAATTAGCAGATAAAGGATGGCAATCGTGGAGTGTTCGTTTTAAAAATCCTTGGGCTGGTGATACAGAAGACGCATGGAGTCCTTACTATTCCATAGAAATGTTCGATCAACTTGCAACTGTTTTAGGTGCAGTTGGTGCTTACACAGAAAACTACAAAGGATTAAGAGAAGAAGATAGAGAATCTTTATTTGGGGCTGGAATGATTGCTCTTCAACAGACAGCACAAGAAATAGGAATTGGTCAATTAATTAAAGGGCCAACAAAAAGTCTTACTGATCTGATGGATGTAATTACAGAATTAGGCAGTACAGAAAGAACAAAAGCAGGTAGCAGAAACGTTTTTGAATATTATTTAACTAACAAATTGGCAGGGTTTTGGCCTGCTTTTATGGATGAATCTCGTAATGCAGTTGATCCTTATATGAAACGTATTAACCCAAGCAAATTTCCTTTTCCTTTAAATGTTGTCGAGAATGTTGCAAAGACGATTGCAGCCAAGTCAGCAGGACTTTCTGATCTAATTCCTAATCGTTTGCATCCTGTTACAGGTGATCCAATCGTTAGTTACCAGACCCCTGGTAATCAAGGAATAGATAAAGATATGCCTTGGTTAAAGATGCTTAGTGCAAATATGCCTTGGGGTGTAACAAAAACAAGATCACTTTCAACTGATCCAGTAGACGAAGAAATGCTACGAGTAAAAGGAAGAGGGGGTACTTTCCAGATCTGGAGCAGAAGAACTTTTGGTTTACCAGATAGAGTATTAGATCAAAATGAATTAAATAGACTAATAGAAATTGGTACGAAAGAAATTAGGATAGATGGACTAACAATGCACGAAGCATTGAAATCTAAACTTACTTCACCTACTTATCAGTCGTTAGATTACGAATCAGTCTCATCTTCAATATCAACATCAAGAGGTATTTCTTTAATGAAAACTATCAAACCTTATGTAGATAAAGCTAAAGACGCTTTCATTATCGAATATGACACAGGAGTAGGTTCACTTGGATGGGAAATAAAAAATTTCAAATCTGAGAGCGAAAGAAGACAGTATGAGGCAGAATACGGAAAACAATCCAGCATCCAAGACTGGAAGCAATTAGCCCAAGCCTGAACTAAGCCATGAGTTACACAGTCGGATCAACAAGAGTAATCAACACTACTTCAGCTAGTGGGACTACTGATTTTACTTTTACCTTCCCGTATATCAAGGAAGCACACATTGAAGTTTATAAGGATTACACCAAGTTAAATCAAGGAACAGGAGCAACAGAATATCAGGTAATAACTAACGTATCTCCTAAACTTATACGACTGGGAACAGCAACAGCTTCTGCAAATGTAAGACTAGAAATAAGAAGAAACTCATCACTAGATACACCTCTTGTTGATTATGCAGATGGTTCCACCCTTACCGCTAACGACTTAGATACAAGTGCTCTACAAAGTTTATATATTGACCAAGAGTTAAAAGATAGCCAGTTCCAAACCGTTAGTATTTCTGCCACTACAGGACTTCCAACACTTAACAATAACCCTTTAACAGAAGTTGCTAATCCTACTAATGCACAGGATGCAGCGACAAAGAATTATGTAGATACAAATGATGCTTTAAAACTTGCAAAAGCTGGTGACTCGATGACGGGTGTATTGGCAATGGGTACAAACAAAGTAACAGGAGTAGGAAACCCAACAGCAGCACAAGACGCAGCAACTAAAAGCTATGTAGACGCTTTAAGTACAGGTGGATTAGATAGTAGGTATTACACAGAAACCGAATTAGATGCAGGACAATTAGATAATAGGTATTACACAGAGACTGAATCTGATGCTCGTTACTTCAATACAAGCACTGGAGACACAATTAAAGACGGAGATGCTTTCCCTGACAACGATACAACAATTGCAACAACAGCAGCTATCAATGATCGAATTGTCGATTTAGTTGATGATGTCGGTGGCTTCGTACCAATAGCTAATGAAACATCTTTTCCTACTACTAATCCTGACGTAAACGATGGGACAGGAACTCTTGTAAGTATCAAAGCATTTGCTGCGTCTCATACTCCTTCTGGAGGAACAGTTACCATTGCAAATGGAGCAGGATCAGGTAATACAGTAACAATCACAGGATGTGGAACAACTGTTTTAGCAGCAGATTACGGAGGAATTGTTGAAACTACTGCAACACTACATACATATAGTTTTCATCGTTTAGTTCCTAAAGCAACAGAAGTTACAAGTGTTGCTACAAATGTTTCACCAAACATTACCAATATAAATACAGTCGCAAACAATATTAGTGATGTTAATAACTTTGCTGATTTATATCAAATAGCATCTTCAGCTCCTTCTACTGATGGAGGTGGTAATGCTTTAGCTGATGGAGATTTATATTTCAATACAACCACTAATGAATTACAAGTTTACAACGGTAGTGGATGGCAAGGAGGTATAACAGCAGACACCACTCCGTCATCAATAGTTAGCGACGACACCTCAGTTGTTGCCCTTGAAAGTGGTGGTACTTTCTCAGTTAAAACAACCTTAGATGGAGACGAGACTTTAAGGATTACCAGTGGTACAGGCGGAAATTATCTTGCTATTCCTTCAGGTGTTCCTCTCCACTTAGGAAGTATAAGTGCAAGTAATAGCGCTGGCATACAGCTCAATGGAACAGGAACCGATTCGACTATTGCTTTATTTGGTAGTGGAAGTTTAAAAATAAAATCTTCTACTAGTACCACCGATGAAGATATGGCTGTCTTTACTAAAGATGGAGCGGCAGAGCTATTCCATGACGGAACTAAAAAAATAGAAACTACATCGGCTGGAGTTACGGTGTCAGGTGTAGCAACAGTAGGCGGTTTAGTATTAGATGACGGTGAAATAATTAAACTAGGAGCAAGCCAGGATTTACAGATCTATCACGAGAACACAACTAACACCACCAGGCTTCAAGCTTATAACGATAGAGTCATAGACATCTGCTACAACGAGACAAGCAGTGGGCTGAAAAAGCCTATGATCCTAGCCCACCCCGCTGGCTCAATCGACCTTTACCATAATACTGTTCAAAAATTTACCACTACTGCTAGCGGAGCAACAGTCACAGGAACAATTTCCGCTGGTGCAGCTTCATTCACAGATGATGGAAGTGGAGGACCAGTTATTAATATCTCTGGTGATGATCAAAGCATTTGGTATGGTCGAATAGGTAATGAGACGTATCACGATAATGTTGGTACTGGTTTTAGATTTTATGTAGCAGATGATGGAGATGCTCATTTCATCCATCATGGAAATGCAGAATATGTAGATTGGTCTATCTCTTCACATAATGGAACTACTTCTGTTTATGACATCTATAAAACAGCGGCTGGTGCTCTTTATTTATACAATTCGGGTAATGTCAGGTTAACTACTACAGCGGCGGGAGTAACCGTTACTGGCACAGTTACTGATAGTACAGGTGAGTTAAGAACAATAGTCCAAAACACTCAAGCAGGGGCTTACACCTTGGTTGCAGCAGACGCAGGAAAACATATCTTAGCTAGTGGAAATATTACAG